TAAAAGAATTTAAAGCTATGACAACCGAGCTTCGAGATACTTGGACTAAGAAACAAGTATTTAGAACTGAAACAGAAATGAGAATGTCTGTTTTACAAGACGCTAAATATCCAACAAAGGCTGCTAAGTATTGGCAATGTGTAAGAGAACAGAATGTTTTCTTAGAAAATTTAATGAGTTTATCTTTTGATTGTAGACGTAATGAAGTTAAATTAAAAAGATTAGAACAAAAATTAGAAAAAGAAGAAGATCCAATAAAAAGAGAACTTTATCAAATTGATATAGACGAAAAAAGATATAGTTTAGCTAACATGCAATTGATTGCTAAAGATAGAATGAGAGAAATTAAACTTTGGTCAACACTTAAGAAAGAATTTGATGACGGGACTTTTGATACTAAAGATGTTAATACACATCAATTAGATTCTTATCATTTAATAATGAAAAACAAAGCAGAGACATTAACTACTGGCTCAAGTCAACCAGAGGTATTCAATGTTTTAGGCCAGCTTAAAACAATAGAGAGAGTAAAAAAATCTGGTGAAATGTTGTATAATAAAAAAGAACAATTGACCAATGACCTCAACGCCAAACCAAAATAAATTTGATTTTATTTTTCTTGGACAATCGGTGCTTAAATTTCAAGTTCCGTATGATATTTATTTAACAATAAATAAAATTTACGAAAAAAAATATTCTGAATTAAAACCTGCTAATAAACAGTTAGTTGGAAAAATAGAAAAAGAACATAGTTTATTTTACAGTGGTGATGATAGCAGGAAAATGACAAAACATAATCATTTACCAAACAATGTACTTAGATGGTTTGCTCATAAATTTCGTCATTATTTAGAATGGAATAAAGTAAAAAAGTTTGATTTACATTTAAATTCTATTTGGGTAAATCAAATGTACGAGAATGAATACAATCCAGTGCATGTTCATCAAGGATCATTGTTTACTGGTTTATCAAGTGTAATGATATTAAAATTACCAGAATCTTTTGGAGTAGAATATTCTGCAGGTGATCAACCTCAAAATGGTAGATTACAAATATTAGGATCTTCAAGTGGTATGTTTGCTAATGTAGATTACCAACCTGATGTTAAANTAGGAGATTTTTATGTTTTTCCATATGATATGAGACACTGTGTATATCCTTTCAATGGACCTGGCTGGAGAAGAACTCTTGCTGCAAATATGGATGTAAATTATAATCCCATCGAACATAGAGGTATAAGTTAATGTACGAAAATAGACATATTACTGAACCAAAATGGAAAAGTTGGATAGTACAAACGACTACNCCTTTATTTACACCTGATCAATGTAGACAAATTATTCAATGTGGAAGAAACCAACCACCCCAACAAGCACAAGTTGGTATGAATAAACCAGGTGGCGGAACAGACACAAAGAAAAGAATTACAACAATATCTTGGTTACCCTTTAAAGAAATGGAACACATGTATAAAGATCTTAATAATTTTATTCAAAAAACAAATGAGAATCATTTTGGTTTTGGTGATATACAGGTTTCAGAAAACGACGCAGTTTACAGAATATCCAGAAGGGGGAGTTTTACGATTGGCACATGGATTGTGATGTAAACATGCAACATGAACCACCAGTGCGAAAAATAATCAATGACTCTTTTATTAAATGATCCATCAGAATTTGAAGGTGGACATTTAGAATTAATGGGACCTGGTAAATTTGCAGAACTCAAACAAGGTCATGCAATAGTTTTTGCATCGTTTTTAAATCACAGAGTACAACCTGTTACTAAGGGTGTAAGACAATCTCTCGTTGTTTGGTTCGGAGGTAAACCCTTTAGATGATCAAAGAAAGTTTTTTTCCAACAACTATATATGCTGAAGATTTAAAATTAAATACTAATGAAATCGCTCAAAATATTATAAATTGGTCTAGAAAAGATAAAGGAGTTAATAAAACAAATGTAAATGGTTGGCACAGCACGACAGATATGAATCATAAACAAGAATATAAACCTTTGATAAATGAATTATTTAAATTTGTAATTAAAGTATTCAATGAAGAATTTTTAGAATCTGAACCTCTTTTAGGAAATATGTGGGCTAACATAAATCAAAAAGGCGGATATAACAAACCACACGTCCATCCTAATTCTTTATTTAGTGGAGTGTATTATGTAAAAACTCCACCTAATTGTGGTCGTTTAATATGTCAAGATCCAAGACCAGGTATTCAAACAACTATGCCTACAAGAAAATCTGGAGAACTACCAAGAAATTTGTGGAGAGATATACATTTAGAACCGGTAGAAAATAGGATTATAATTTTTCCAGCTTGGTTATGGCATCAAGTAGAACCAAATCAGTCAGATAATTTAAGAATATCAGTTAGTTTTAATTTTATACAAAGAGGTTTTGAATGACTGGCTTAGTTTACAAAGAGTTGCCTGTAAATGATATTACCCATCTTACAAGACAAGAATTTATAAATGGTCAGGAACAAAAATTTTATGATGCTTTATTAGAATCTATGACTAAGTATGGAATGCGAGATCCAATTTTTATACATCAAAAAAAAGATACAGACGATAAAATTATTTTAAAAGTTGTTGTAGGTAATAATAGGATGGTCATTGCTAAAAAATTAGGATATAAGTTTATACGTTCGATAATTAAATTATTAGATCCTAATAATAATGATTTAAAAGGAACGTTTTTAAAAAATGAACAAGAAATAATAGATTTGTTTTTTACTAAAAGGGGTCTAGCAATAAAAAAAGAAAACGGTATTATAAATGAAGTGATGCCACTAAACTTACAGAAACATGGAAAAATTTAATAAATTTCAAGTAATAAAAAAAGCTTTATCTTATGATATATCTAATTTTATTTTTAATTATTTTTTATTAAAAAGAGATGCTGTTCAATTTATGTATGAAAATAATATGGTTTATGACACAGGTTTGTTAGGCACCTGGGAGGATAAACAAATTCCAAATACATATTCACATTATGCTGATCATGTTATGGAAACGTTACTAGTTAAAATGTTACCTGTAATGAAACAACACACAGGTTTAGATTTAATACCGACTTACTCGTACGCAAGACTTTATAAAAATGGAGATGAATTAAAAAAACATAAAGACAGACCTAGTTGTGAAATATCCACTACACTTAATTTAGGTGGAGATCCTTGGCCTATATTTATTGATGGGACAGGAGCTGATACTGTAATTGATGAATATAGAAATATACATAAACCAAATGCCCCCGTAGGCACTGAAGTATTGTTAGATGTTGGAGATATGTTAGTTTATAGTGGTTGTGAATTAGAGCATTGGAGAAAACCATTTGATGGTAGAACATGTGGACAAGTTTTTTTACATTATAACCATAAGAATGGACCTTTTGCTGAAGAAAATAAATTTGATAAAAGACCTTTATTAGGAATACCGAAGTTGGGATAGGGTTTATAAGAGAGGTTTTTTGGTTTATACTTAATATTATGGCATTACGTAAAGTACAATTAATACCTGGATTTGATAAACAAGTCACTGAAACCGGTGCTGAGGGACGATGGACCGGGGGCCAGTACGTAAGATTTAGATATGGTTTACCTGAAAAAATAGGGGGTTGGTCACAAAAAGGTGCAACAAGTCTTGTAGGTGTAGCTAGAGATCAACATACTTGGTTTGATTTATCAGGTAATAGGTATGCAGCAATTGGCACAGATAAAGTTTTATATATTTATTACGAGGGTACTTTTTACGATATTCATCCTTTAGATTCGTCTAAACAAAAAGCTGGTATGACTAATTGTTTTACTACTGTAAGTAATCAACCTACAGTTACAGTCAACACAGGTACAGGTCATGGTGTAGCTGAAGGAGATTTAATAGTTTTTTCATCTGTAAGTGCTATTCCTGGATCTTCAGGATTTACTGCTGCAGACTTTACAAAAACATTTGAAGTAAAAACAGTTCCAACAACAACTACTTTTACAATTAC